CCCAGGCAGTCGCAGCCGATCCCCCTGGCCGAAGCTTGGTGCCGGTAAGGCGTGCCGATCCAGCTCTCGGCCGCGGCGAGCGCCCTTTCGTGGATATCCGTCATTTGAACAGCGCGCCTCCGTCATGGATGCTCCCGCCATCCGCATAGGTATAGGCAAAGTCGGCACCCGGCATATGCGGGAAGCCGCGGAAATTCTGCTGATTGGCGAATGTCGCCCGGCAGGTGGCGAAGGCCTTGTCGCATCCGGCCGTCATCCGCAGGGCATCCCCCACGTCGGGCGCCCGCGCCATCGGCAGCCACAGCGTCACCTCGACGTCAGCACCTGTCGCAGAATGCGCCTCGATATCCAGCCGCTCACCCGCAGCTGTGCCACTCAGAAATTCAAGGCTGCCATAGCGAAACAGTCCGTCGGCAAAAGGCGCCAGCCCCGACACCACGATCCGCGTCGCATCGATCACCTCAGCCACGATCCCCTGTCGCCGGAATGCGCCCTGCCCCAGATCGACGCCGCATCTTGCATCCCCCAGCGCCGCATCGCAGCGGCGGCTGTAAAGACGCCCTTGCGGCTGGTTCAGCCGATGGGCGAAGCTGCGCAGCTCGGCGCGAAATTCGCCCTCGCTGCGCGTGACTTCACCGATCTCCTGCATCTTCAAAAGCAGATGCTGTTCGGGTGCCCCCCAATTGACCAGGAACACCTCGACCCGCGCCCCGTCATACAGCCCGCGCTGCAAGTCCGCGTCTCGGATCGCCTCGCTCGAAAAGCTGCCCGTGACCTCGCTGGTTGCCGCCGGCAGACCGGCGCCCTCCTCCGTGCCGCTCGCCGAAAAACCGCTCGCCGCCAGAAAATTCGTCCCGGCAAAGGCGAGATCGCCATCATGCTCGGTGAAACCCAGCACCACCCCATCACGCCGCGTCACCCGCCAAGCATGGCACGTCGTCGTCGCGTCGCCCTTCAGATGCGCCGCGAGCCCGGCATCGATAGCCCTCATGGCAGGATCTCCATCAGCGGAATGGCCGGGATACGCCCGGCATTGAAGGCCGTCAGGTTGACGTCGATCCGGCCCGTCGCGAAGCGCACGGGAACATCGAACTCAAAACCCGCCGTCACGCTCGCCCCGGCAGCCGGCACATGTCCGGACACAAAACTGACTAGCCCGGTAGCCGCATCGCAGGAAAAGGCACCCGCCGGGCTCACCACCCCATCGACGGCAATCATCACCGTTCCGGCCACCGGCTTGGCGACGACGCGCAGGCTGCTCCCGCCGGCATCGCCATAGGTCTTCGCCAGCTGGAAATCCGCCTTCGCACCATCGCCAATCCCGAGCGCCTGATCCAGCGCCGTCACCGGCTGACCCGGCCGCCCGGAGCGGCAATCGAGCGGATCGCGGAAGCGGAAGCCATAGAGCTCGCCGCCGCGTGCCTCGAAAAATTCCAGCACCTCGTAGAGGTCGCCGATCGAGCGGATGCCCGAGCCCGCATCGTAAGCGCGCCTGGCATTGCGCCAGCGGCTGTTGCGGCTCTCGCGCCCGTTCGAGAGATTGACGATGTCGGTGCGCCGCACCGGCCCGCCGCTCGTCGACAGGGACAGCCGCAGAGGAAACCGCACCTCATGGAAACCGGCCATCTCAGCCTCACAGGTTGCGCTGGCCGCGCATCGCCGTGCGCGCCAGCATCGCCGAAATCTGCGCCTCGCTCTTCTGAAAGCTCTGCGCATCCGTGGCCGTCACATTGAAAACGATCTGCGGCCCGCCCCCGGAACCCGAAGCTGCAACGCCCAGCGAGCCATCGGGACCGCGCCGCAGCGGCAGGATCGCCTCGCTGCCGGCCTCGCCCATCAGCCCGATATTGCCGCCGAGCGGAAAGTAGCTCGGTGCCGAAACCACGCCGCCATCGGCAAATGGCAGAACCTTGCCGATCCCGCCCGCCAGCCCTGACACGGCCCCGCCGATCAATCCCTCGAGCGGCTTCATCCCCGCTGAAAGCGCGATATCGGCGAGCCGGTTGCCAAGCGAGCGCAGCACGTCGTCCAGCCCCTTGCCGCCGCTGACGGCACTCCTCAGGGCACCGCTCAGCGCCGACCCGAAGGAGCGCGACCGCCCCTCCAGATCCTCCAGCGCCCGGCGCAGTTGATCGGCCTGTCCCGCCATCTCGGCGAGCCCGGTGTCATCGTCTTCCATCGATGTCTCCTGAATATGTGGGCTGTCAGCCCTTGTCCGGCATTGCCGAAAGCGCCAGCCGCAGGATTTCTCCCATCGCGGCATGGCTGACGCCCGGGCCGACCCGAAGTGCGGTCGCCGACCGGTGGACGACGACAAGATCGAGATCCGGCAGCACGATCAGATACTGGCCGCCCCAGCCGCTGGCATAGAACATCGGCACATGCACGGCCATGGCATCGCCAAGCGCATGCGCCTGCGTGATCCACCACAGCAGGCCATAGGCCCATCCCTCGCCGACCGCCGAATGCGGGTGCACGCTGTCGCGCACCCAGCTCTGCGGCACCAGCTGGGTTGCGCCCCAGCGTCCGTGCCTGAGATAGAGAAGCCCGACCCGCGCCAGATCGCGCGCCGACAGCTGGATCTTGTAGACCGGATGCATGGACTCAGGCCCATGCTGAAACCATGCATCGCCGGGAGCGCAATCCTGCATCCGCAACGGCCGGGCCACGCGTGATGCCAGCGCCTCCAACACGGTCTCGCCGGTCGCCCGTTCGACGATCGTGCCGAGAACGTTGAAATCCCAGTTGTTGTAGAACCAGTGCTGCCCCGGCGGATGACTGCCCCTGTCGGGCCTGCCCTTCGCCGTATCATAGACCGACGGCAGATAGACGCCGGAGCGCGCCCGCAGCAGATCCATCACCGTCGCCCTGCGCTCGGCTGCCGTCAGCGGCGTCATGTCGTCGATATTGAAATCGGCAAGCGTTCCCAGCGGATCGATCCGCCCCTCGGCGATCAGCATGCCGTAGAGCACATTGACCAGGCTCTTGCGCAGAGAAGCGATGCTCGACTTCAAGGCAATATCGCCCCAGCGGTAGATCATCCGTCCGCCCTGGACGATCATGAAGGCGCTGCTTTCGCCCTCCGCCAGCTTGGCTGAAAGTGCCGCCAGCCGCTCCTCGGACCAGCCGAACAGCGAAGCCGGCCGTTCGTCCCAGTCACCGAAGGGGAAGACGACCATTCCCTTCGCAAACATCTCGTCCGACTGCGCCATCGCCGCTCCGAATCTCGGTGCCGAGCATAGCACGGCCATCGATCACCTCACCCATCCGGAAACTGCGCCATCATCGCGCCCAGCCCCGCCCGCGAAAGCCCTGGCGCGCGTGGCGCAAGCCCGCCGGCGGCGGCATGCAGTTCCACAGGCGTCATCGCCCAGAATGTCTCGGGAGAAAGCCGCAGCAGGCAGAGGCCGGTATGCAGCGCCCCGGCCCAGGGGAATGGACCGGGGCGCCCGGCCCCTACGCCTGCTGCGGCTCCGGAGGGCGCAGCGAGTCCGCCCCTGAAGGGTCCGCGAATGTCGCCATCAGCAGGTCGCCGACGATACCGGCGAAACCGGCAATGCCGCCCTCGACGCTCGCCTCCGCGACATCCTGGTCCGAATAGAGATTGCCGCCACCGCGCAGGCCGGCGCCGATGATGCGGATCATGTCCCCCGCCTTCAGCCGCCCGGCGGAAAAGCGCCCGGCAAGGTCCGTCAAATCATCGGCGGCAAATGCGGTCTCGAGCTCGGCCAGCGCCCCGAGCGTCAGGCAGAGGATGCGTCTTTCGCCATCGACCACGGCCTCGATCTCGCCGCGCCTGCGGTTCGCCCTTGCCCCCGCGCCGCCCATCAGAGCGCCCCGAAGAGAAGTGCGCCCGCCGATTCCAGCGCCAGCTCGAACGCCACCTCGCCGTCATGCGCACCGGAATATTCGAGCGCCGTCACCTGGAAGGGTCCGCTCACCGTGCCGAAATCCGGCACCGCAATCTGCCAGCTGAGGATCGCCCCATTGAAAAACGCCGCCCTCACCAGCCCGTCCGACGCCGCATCCTTGAAGATGCCCGCCCCCGAAACCGACGCCCGCTGCACGCCCGC